ATATTCTGATTTTATAAATGCTCCTGAAGTATTTGCTACTACTATAGGACTTTATAATGATAATAATGAATTATTAGCTACTGCTAAATTAAGTAGACCTTTAAAGAAAAACTTTACCAAAGAAGCTTTAGTAAGAATTAAGTTAGATTTCTAATGAATGAGTACTTATAAAAAACTTACTTCTAAAGATGTTATTATAACTCCATTTGAGGTTAATAAGAGTTTTTCCTTTTCAGGAAGTGCTATTACTGCTTCAGATGTGGGGATTGATAGTTTTATTGGATATAATATACCAAGTTCAATATTATTTGTTTCTGATTCATCTCCTACTACAGGTTTAACAAATGAGCAATTATTCTCTAGACTTGTATATAATAACATTAAACAAGTTTATTATGGGAATTATTTATCAGGATCAAATTTATATGGTTATATCTCAAATGCTGCTACTGCTTCATTTAATACTGATGGGACTATAACTGGGCTAGTTTATACTACGAATTATTATGATTATATAGAAAATACAATTTATAATCCTACTGGATCGGGAGTTTTCCCTTCAGATTACCCTAGAGGAACTATAAAACCTGATCCTAATATTTTTAATACAGCTTCAGTAATTTCTATTCCTAAAAAATTATTTGGGGATAATATAGTTCCTAGTTCTTTTTCTTATAGAAATAACAATGGAATTTTTTTATATGATGATAGTCAAGGAAATATTTACGCTAATAATCTAACTAGTTCTACTGATTTAACTTCTTCTCTAGGAAATATATTTTACAGACAAGGTATAATTACAGCATTTGTAGTTGATTCTCTCTCAGATTATTTTCCTTCTTCAGGAATGTTAACTATTTCTAATCTAGAAGATGCTCAGATATCATTTTCTTCTTCTTTAACTTTATATGAAACTCAATATAAATGTACCATTAGAGAAAATGAATTTAATTATTCAATGAATCCTACTCTGTTAGTAAGTGGGGGATTAGACCAAATAATAAATGGTAAGGCTACTTATCAAGATTTTGCTACTGGTTCAGATTTTTCCCCGTATGTAACTACAGTAGGATTATATGATGAGGATCAAAATTTATTAGCTGTGGGGAAATTAGCTAAACCTTTACCTACTTCCCAAACAACAGATACAACAATAATAATAAACTTAGATTTAAATTAAATTATGTGGTTATATAAAGACAAAATTATTGAAACTATAGAAGATTTTCCTAAAGATACTTTTGGTTTTGTGTATGAAGTTACTCATCTACCAACAGGAAAAAAATACTTAGGAAAAAAAGTTTTAACTTTTAACCATAAAAAAGCCTTAACTAAAAAAGAGTTAGCTGAATATGCAGGACCAGGAAGAAAACCTAAATGGAAAAGAGTAGAAAAAGAAAGTGATTGGAAAACTTATTATGGTTCTCAAGAAAATATTAAAAATTTAGTTAAAGAAGGTAAATCTTCAGATTTTAAAAGAGAGATTCTATTTTTAGCTTCTGATAAGAAAACATTAACATATCTAGAAACAAAAATGTTATTTTTAAAAGAAGTTTTAGAAAAAGATGAATATTTAAATAGTAATATTTTAGGGAGCTTTTATAGAAAAGACTTTGAATAACTTAGTTTGGATTACCAGTTTCTCTTTATTATTATTAAGACATGGTTAATCATCTTTTAGTTGAAGTTGTAAATAAGGTTTTAGGGCAAAGCAAACCTACATCAAATAACAATTACGCTTACCATTGTCCTTTTTGCCATCACAAAAAACCTAAATTAGAAATTAATTTTTCCATGGAAAATAACAAGGGAAAAAACCCTTGGCATTGTTGGACGTGTAATGAAAGAGGAAATTCTTTAAAAACTTTATTCAAGAAAGTCAACGCTTCTTCTGATCTTTTTTCAGAAATTGAAAAATTAGGAGTTACTATTCAAAAATCAGATAACCAACCTAAATCTTATATAAGATTACCTGAGGAATTTATTTCTTTTTCTAAATTAGAAAATAAGACAATTGAAGCCAGACATGCTTTATCATATTTAAAAAAGCGAGGTTTGTCTAAAGAAGACATTATAAAGTTTAATATAGGTTATTGTGAACAAGGGAAATATCAAAATATGATAATCATACCCTCATATGATAAAAATGGTATATTAAATTATTTTACCGCCCGAAATTTCTCTTCATCATCATCTAAAAAATATTCTAATCCTCCTTTTTCTAGAGATATTATAGCTTTAGAATCTACTATAAATTTTGATTTACCTATAATATTATGTGAGGGAATGTTTGATGCTATTGCTATTAAAAGAAATGCAATTCCTTTATTAGGAAAAAATATTCAATCTAATTTAATGAAAAAATTAGTTGAATCTAGAGTTGAAAAAATATACTTAGCTCTTGATCAAGATGCGATAAATGCTACTTTAAGTCATTGTGAAATGTTGTTGAATGAAGGGAAAAAAGTGTATATTATTGATATGGATGGGAAAGACCCATCAGAAATGGGTTTTGAACATTTTACTAAAATTGCTCAACATGCAAAACCTGTTACTTTTTCTAATCTATTTGAGCGAAAGTTAAGTTTATTATGAATAATAAAAATTACAAAAGGATATTAGAAGTATCTAAGGATCACAAACAAATAACTTTACCTGATTCTAGATATTATCAAAGAAATGGAGAATATTATCCTTCAGTAACTTATGTTTTAGGTTATTATCCTAAAGGTAAACATTTTGAAGATTGGTTAAAAAGAGTAGGATTTTCAGCTGATTATATTGTTAAAAGAGCATCTGAAGAAGGTACTCAAGTACATAATTTAATTGAAGATTATTTAAATGAAAAAGAATTAAACTTCTTATCCTCTACAGGAAAACCCTTATATAATCCTGGTGTATGGCAGATGTTTTTAAGATTTGTAGAATGGTGGGAAACTTATCAACCTACTCTAATTGAAACTGAAGTTCATTTATTTTCAGATGAATTAAAAGTAGCAGGAACTTGTGATTTGGTATGTGAAATTAATGGAGAACTATGGATTATAGATTTTAAAACTTCTAATCAATTATCTACTACTTATGATCTTCAAACTGCAGTTTATGGTAAATGTTATGAAGAATGTTTTGGAAAAAAGATAGATCGTTATGGGATTCTTTGGTTAAAATCTACTAAACGTACATTTAATAAAGAAAAAATGACTGGTAAAGGATGGGAAGTATATGAATCTAAAAGAAGCCAAGAAGATAATCTTAAATTATTTCAAGCTGTTAAAACCTTATTTGATATAGAAAACCCTAATTCAGCCCCTATACTTACTGAGTTTAAAACTTCTGTGAAGAGAAATTTGTAAATCTTCTAAAATTTTCATATATTTATTAATATAAAAAAAACAATGAAAAAATCAGAACTAAGACAACTTATTAGAGAAGAAATCTCTAAAGTAAAAGAAGTTGAACACATGGGAGATTGGAATATGGCAGATTTTATTAATGAGGGAGAAGTATACCTTTTTGATGAAATAGGTGAGCCTTTAACAAAACTCGGCGATTCTATTGATGCTTTGCTCAAAGATGCCGACTTGATACAAGACCCAAAGTGGGTAACTGCTTTGAAAAGCATACAAACGCAGTTTAACAAACTAGAAGGCGTAATTACAAAAGCTGATAGCAAACTTGGAGTTATCCCAATGAATTTGATGTAAAAGATTTTGATAAATTTGATGAAATAGTTAAGTCTAAATCTAATCCTACATTACAAGATGTTTCTGAATTAGTTGATTTAAAAAATAAAGATTTAAGTTTTTATGGTTGTTATGTTTTAGATATCAAACCAAATGAAATAATTAAAATTTCAAAACACAATTAAATTATAGACCGGGGTACTAGGAAGATTGGAGGTTTTAAAACTTTTCATATATTTATCAATATAAACCAAAAAAAAAATAATGAAAAAATCAGAATTAAGACAAATTATTAGAGAAGAAATCTCTAAAATTAAATCTCTAAATGAAAACTATGAGATAAAAAGAGAAGTAATAGAAGGTGCTCCTACAGTAACACTAATGTTAGATCAAGGAACCTGGAGTAAAATATCACACCTTTTTAATAATTTTGGGGCTGCTTTTATGATAGGTTGGGAGAAAAAAGGTGAAGTAGCATATCCTAAAAAAGGAAGTGGGCTTGAGAATATTCAAGATTTTGCTAGAAGAGAGTGGACTTTGCAAGCATATAAAGTAGGGGATGAAATTAGTATATTTGGAGAATTAGGTAATTATTCTTTTGGTCATGGACCAAGAACTTTTCTAGCAAAATCAGCTAGAACTAATATTAACGCAGGTAAATATATTCTTAATAAATTTATTAATAATTACTTAGAACCCATACTTAGAGGAGAAGAACCTGAACCTACTGAAGTAAAAGAAGTTGAACACATGGGAGATTGGAATATGGCAGATTTTCCAGGACCAGTTAAAAAGGCTTCAATTCAATTTTTAAATACTCCTGAAGGGAGGAAAGCAGTACAATTGTTTAAAAAACTAGTATCTAATGAATTTGATGCGTTTGATTTAAGAGATGCAATTAAAGCAGGTAAGTTTAAGTCTATGAATGATTTTAGGTTTGCTGCTAGTAAAGGTGGCTTAAAAATTAGAGCATTAGGTAATTTAGATAACCAAGGTAATGGTGACTTTGAAGTAATGAATAATAATTATACAAGTAAAGGTGCCGCTATTGCATTTCTGGATGATGAATTTTATTCAGTAGGATAATATAAAAAATGATCTATATATTTTTTTAAATTAAGGCTTGTTTATCAAGCCTTTTTTTATTATATTTATACATAAACGCGTTTATTTTTATGATTTCTTTAATAAAACTCTTAAAGGAGATTACTGGTTCTCCTAAAGCTATTATTCTTGGAGGTGGGGCCGGATCAGGAAAAACCTATCTTGTATCTAATATTTTAGGAACTTTAAAAAATGGTAACTTTACTCCTAAAGGATCCTCAGAAAATTTTACCTACCTTAATCCTGATGATATTGTAGAAAAAACAGGTGCCTCTTTAGGAGATGCTATGTCTCAATTTAGAGATATTTTTGATAATGCTATAGAAAATAAACAAAATATCATATGGGACACTACAGCAGCTAATATTAAAAATACATTAGGAAAACTCCCAGGATATGATAAAATGTTAGTAATGGTTTATACCCATCCTATAGTGTCAATTCTACAAAATGCGAAACGTTCACGTACCTTACCATTAGATGCGGTTATTAAAACTTGGAATGCGGTATATGGAAATATTAAATCATACCAAGACGAATTAGGGGATAATTTTGTTTTAATTCAAAATATTATTCCTGGATATGAAAAAGAAATAAAAGAATTTAATGAGGCAGTAAAAAAGGGCCCTGATGGATTAAAAAATTATTTAACAAATTTATTAACTTCAGATCCTGAAAAGTTTAAATCTTCATTTTCTAAGCCTTTTGAATTTTCTTCTAAAGAAATTGAACAAGATTTTGAAGAGGCCTTAGGACAATCCTCATATAATGAAAAAGAAGATTCAGATATTCTTAAAAATATAAAAAAAGAATTTGAAAAGGAATATCAAAAGAAAAATGAAAACCCAGGAGTTGAAAGTTTAGAGAAAAAAATAAAATCTGCTAGAAATACTAAAGAAAGAGGATCTAAAAATTATAAAGAAGACATTCAAGGTATAGTTGATAAATTAACTTCTCCTGAGTTTGAAAAATTAATTACACCTGTATCTAAAGAAGAATTACAACAAAAAGTAAGTGCATTTGTAAAATGAACCAACTTATACAAGAACTTATATTTCCTTTTTTAACTGAAGATAAAATTCAAAAGGGTACAGCTTTAATTCCTGGAAAGTATAAACCTCCTCATAAAGGACATTTAGAGGTAGTTAAAAAATTATCAGAAGATCCTAGAATTAAAAATATTGTAATTTTGATATCTCCTAAGACAGTAGAAGGAATTACTCCTGAGTTGTCTAAAGAAATTTGGGAGAAATATTTACAAAAATATGGGATAAAAGCTAAAATCTTACTTTCCAATGAACCCTCCCCAGTTAAAGCTGCTGTAAATATTGTAAAAAATAATCCTGATAATTTTTACTATGTTGTAACTGGATATAGAACTGAAGAAGATTTAAAAGATTTAGCAAGAGGAAATTTTACTGCCAAATATGGAAATGCGGATACTATTGTAGTAGAAGGAGAAGATATTAGAGCTATTAGAATTAGACAGTATTTAGTAGATAGAGATTATTTTGCTTTTTCTTTAAATTTACCTGATAGATTAACTAATGCTGAAAAACAACAAATATATGATAGATTAATTGAAGTTGTTCCTGTCTCTATAAGAGAAACTCAATTAGATAATAAAGAACAATTTTCTATAAATGATACGGTAAAAGTTTCTAAAGGAACTAAATTATATGATAAGAAAACAGGAAAAAGAATTACTTTAAAACAATCTAAAATTTACAAAGTTACATCAAATAATAATTCTAAATTTAACTTAGAAGATCCTAAAGGAAATAAATTTTGGATTATGGATTATGAAATAAAAAATAATCCTGAGGCTTGGGTTTTGATAGAAGAAAATGTTATATATAAAAAGAATATATCTAATCTCCAATTAGAAGGATTATCTTCTAAAGAAAAAGATATAGTAGATGATATTTTAGGTGAAGTAAACAAATTACAAGAAATTGATCTTAACAAAGTTAAAGAAAAATTAAAATATTATGGTAGAAAAGGTCTGCTTACTTTGTCTATTTTATTATCTGTAGCCAATAGTCTTCAAGCTAATCCTGGAATAGCTAAAGATGTGATGGATATAGGTATTGAAATGATTAACCCAGACCAACAAACAGATTTTTACTCAGCAGTATTGGGTTATACTCAAGAATTACTAAATTCTGCTATGGAGAAAGGGGATATAGACATGGTAGATACTTTAAAAGAAGTTAAACTTCATTATGAAACCCTTAAAAATAATAAAACTCCTAAACCCTTATCTAATAAAGCTGAAAAAGTAGCTCAAATTATATTAAAAAGTCTTTCTAAAACTGATAATATAGCGTATTATGTTAATTATGGGAGTAGTATTAAAACTATAAAGGAAGATGATCCTAAAGTAGGTACAGGTAAAAAACCTAAAGGATCAGGTCGTAGACTTTACACTGATGAAGATCCTAAAGATACAGTAGGAATTAAATTTAGAACCAAAGAAGATATAGTTAATACTTTAAACAAAAAATCTTTTCTTAATAAATCCCATCAACGTCAATCCCAAATTATTAATTTAATTCATCAAAGAGTTAGAGCAGCCTATGATAGAGCTAAAGACCCAGATACTAAATCTCGTTTAAAAAGAGGATTAGATTATATTGAAAAAAAGAAAGAAGCATCTAAAGAAAAAACTAAACGTTTACAAGCTCAAAAGAAAAAATCTAATGAAAATATAGTACCTAACCATGATGGTAAAGCCATTCCTTACGGTTCAGGGTATAAAAAATTAGATGAAACTAAACTTCAAAATTTGATTGAAAAATTAAAAAATAATTGGAAAGATTTTACAACTGCAATTAAACAAGAAGGAAAAGAAACTCAAGAAGCATTCGTTTTATTAAATCAAGCAGCCCAAGGTAAAATTACTCTTACTCCAGAACAGAAGAAACAGATAGGAGATCAAATGAAAGATGTCCTAAAAACTTTAGGATATTTAACTATATTAACTTTACCTGGTGGATCTATTGTTACTATTTTATTGAAAGTTCTTAATCTTAATAGATATGTATTGCCTACTTCATTTTTAAAAGAAGAAAATAAAAAGTTTGATAAACTTGAATATTATAAAGAATATTACAAGAATATATCTCCTTCTAATTTTAATGTTGAAATAAATAAAGATAAAATAGAAATATTAGGAATACAGGATAAAATTTCTTTAAAAGAATCTCCAACTTTAGCTTGGAATCCCAAAGAATCCTTAGTAACTTTATCAGAATACTTAATGAATGAGTTAGATATTAAAGAAACACCTAATATAGAGATAAAAGAAGATGAAGAAAATGCAAAAGATATATTAGGTAAAACAGCTTACTATAATCCATCTACTTATACAATTACTCTATATATTACGGGTAGACATCCTAAAGATATTCTCCGTAGCTTTTCCCATGAAATGATCCATCATAAACAAAATTTGGATGGTAGGTTAGAAAATATCACTACAACCAATACTAATGAGGATGATGAATTAACTGAGCTTGAGAGAGAAGCTTACGAATTAGGAAATATTTTATTTAGAAACTGGGAAGATAAAATTAAAAATGATTAAGTTAACTGATTATTACTCAGAGTTAAAAGAACAAGATAAAGAACTTGAGAAGAAAAAGTATAAAATCTATTGTGATATGGATGGAGTACTTACTGATTTTGACTCTAGGTTTGAATATTTTGGAGGAATGCCTCCTAAAGAATATGAGTCTAAATATGGGACTAAAAAATTCTGGGAGCTTATAGATAATGAAGTAGGTGTAAGATTTTGGGTAGGTATGAGTTGGATGCCTGATGGAAAAGAACTTTGGAATTTTATTAAACCTTATAATCCTACAATACTCTCAGCTCCCTCCAGACAAAATGAATCTAGATTAGGGAAACGTTTATGGATCAAAAATAATCTCCCAGGAACTAAACTTATTTTAGCTTCAGCAGAAAATAAACCAAACTATTCAGAAAAAAATCATATTTTAATAGATGATAGAAAAGACACCATAGAAAAATGGATAGCTAAAGGTGGAATAGGAATTTACCATACTTCAGCTAAATCATCTATTGATCAACTTAAAGAATTAGGATTGTGAAAAAAGATAATGTTTTAAAAAAAGAATTTAAGAGTAGTGATGTAGAAAGAATGCGTAACTTAGTTAAAGGGAAAGCAGGTAATAAAACTACTCAAGGAATCGGTTATACAAAAAAACATGAATATTATAAAGAAGGTGATGTTTGGGAAGAAGATGGTCGTAAATGGACTATTAAAAATGGGATTAAACAAAACATTACCAAAATGGATAAAATTAAAGAGTTGGGTTTAACTCCTCTTTTTTGTCCTTCATGTAATAAAGTAATGGATCATCCTAATGATAAGTTAATGTATAAAAATCATAGAAAATGTTTTGATTGTATGGTTGAGTTTGAAACCAATCTAAGAAGAGAAGGTAAATGGGAAGAATATAAAACCCAAATTCATAATGAGGGAATTGATAAAATGATCGGAGATTATAAAAAATTTATTGAGGAAACAATAAATGAAAGTAATAATAGTTATGTAACTGAACATGGAGATGTTGAAAATTGGGTTGGAGGTTTTGATAAAGAAAAAATTCTTAATGAGATGGAGGAAGGTATAAAATATTTAGAAAGTTTAAAAAAATCTTAACATATTTATAATAAAAAAATGAATAAAGGATATTACAAAGACCCTAAAACAGGAGAAATTAAGCCTGGTGATTTTGAAGATGCTTGGAGATCATTTGTTGATGATTCTAAAGATCAAGAATATTATGATGCTGAAGAAGCTCAATTAGATGATGAAGAAGAATTTCCTGTTCCTTATGATGATGAAGGAAGACCTTTAGGAGAAAATGAAGAAAATGATCCTCAAGAGATAAAAGTAGGTTCTTATCAAACCAAATACTTTGATGTTTGCCCTGGTGCCTCTACTCTTTATTCAAACATAGAAGAAAAAGTAGAAGATATAGAAATGGCAGAAAGAGCCGCTAAACTTCAAGATGCTTTATTTTTCCTTGAAAAACATATCTTAGAAGATAAAGAAACAGGTGATCCTGAAGGTTATATTACAACCGCTGAAAATTTAGCAGATCAAATTATGGCTATGGCTAAAATGATGGGATTAGAAAAAGAACATAATTATATTCAAGGTCACGTAGATATTATTAAAAAAGCTTTAAAGTAAATAATCATGCCTTACAAAAGAGTAGGAAAATGTGTTTATAAAAAATATGACAATGGTGAATTAGGAGCCAAAGTAGGTTGTTCAGACTCTGTAGAGAAAGCTAAAGATTATTTAAAAGCTTTATATGCTGCTGAAGGTAGTAATATTAAAGAAGAAAAAGATATGTCTACTCAAGATTATATAAACATGTATATGAATAATAAACAGCAGTTTGTTAATCGATATGGAAAAGATGCTGAAAATATAATTAAAAAAAGAGCAGAAAAATTGACAAAATCTCAAGAAGAAAAAAATCTAAAAGAATTAGTATCTAAATTAATTAAGGAAAAACTTGATCCTGTAGGAAAAGAGGATGAGGATATTAATAATGATGGTAAAGTTGATAAAACAGATGATTATTTAAAAAATAGAAGGAAAACTATTTCAAAGAATATTAAAGAAGGAATTGAAGGAGTATCAAGTAAAGATGAACTAAAAACTAAAATCAGATTACTTGCTACTGATATTATTTCTAAGAAAAAAGAAAAAGTAGTTAAAGAAGAAACTTTTCCTATTCTATATAAATTTCCTTCCTTAAAAGTAATTTTAAATAACTTATTCAATTCCCAGCTTGAACCTTTTATTAAGGAAATAAATTGGGTAGCACCTAATCCTACTTCTTTTAGAATTGATTTAAAAAATGGAGAACATTTCTTTTTAACTTATACAGGAAAAGATGATGACAAAGACTTATATGTAGCTCAAATAGCAGGTAAAAAATACTACTTAGAAAGTTTAATGGATCAGCAAAGAGCAACTGAAGCTTTAGCTAGATTATTAATGCAGGGTAATTTCCAAGAAGTACCTGAAGATGAAGAAGCTCCTACTGAAGAAGAAGTTTCTACAGAAACTGAAGAAGAAACTGAAGAAGCTCCTGCTGAAGAAGAAACCCCTGAAGAAGAAGCTTAAAATTATGGACGTTTTTGATAAATTTTTTAAAAAGTTTGCTTATAAATTCCCTAAAGGATATCCTGACTTAAATAATCCTCATGATAAAATTCTCCTAGAGAGTATATTATCTGAATTAGGAATAAATCTATACGAGTTGAAAAAACCATATGAATTTTTAAGTTCTGAGGCAAAAAAAGTTGCAGACAATATTAAACAACAACTTAATCTCTCAGACGATGAAATAATGGCTCATTCTAAAAATAGAATCATTATTTTCACTGATAGATCAAGACAAGATATATTTAATGAATTAGAATCTTTAGGTTATGAACGAGATGCTACTATTAAAGGATCAAGTGGAGGAGGATTCAAAACTGAAAATGGTATAGAGATAATCCACAAAAATATAACTGGAATAGGTTCATCGGGTTTGGAAAATGAAGATATATTTGTGGATCAAATTAATGGTATAGCTTCTAAAGAAAATCCTATAACTATTAAAATTATTCCTTCTAAAGGTCCTACATTAACCTATCCTAATATTGTAGGTGCTAAAGGAGTAGGAAAAGAAGGTGAAAGTAAAGGATGGAAAGCCGATGCTCACTTAATTGATTCTTCTAATAAGATATACCCTATATCAATAAAAAAAGATGGAGGTTTTAGATGGTCTTCTGCTATGAAAACTCATGGAGATATTTTATTCAAGATATTAGAAAAAGCAGAAAAAGGAGAAATCCCTAATTTAGATTTAAGACAAGATGAATTAAATCCTAGAGTATTAAATATGGTAAATCCTGAAAATGATAAAAATTATGGAAGAGTCTATATAAAAAATGCTCCTGGTTTAGATATAAAAGAATTAGCATTTGGAATTGATAATGCAGATGTAGTTCAAAGAACATTCTCCCTTAAAGATTTTACTTTAGAAAATGATACTTTAGAAATAACTTCCACTAAAAATTATAAAGAAGAGTCTGATTTTACTTCTGAAGATCTTCCTATTCTACAATTAGAAAGAAATGCTTCCAAAGCCACTCAACTCTCAGGTCTAACAGGAAGAGGAATTACTATCAGAACAGTTCCTATTTCATCTATAAGTGGAGGCCCTCGAGCTAATAATTTAATTATAGATTATAATGATCTTTAATATTTATTACCATGAATATTAGACAACTTATAAAAGAAACCCTACAAAATTATAAAAAACCACAAACTAAAAAATGTGGATGTGGGTGCAATACTTGTGATAAATCCCCTATATTAAAGGAAAATTTATCTCCACGTACAGTTATATCTGAAAATTTAAAATATCATATTGAACATAAAAAACCACTTACTGAAAATGTATTTCGTTATGGTTCAAAAGCTTTTATTGATTTATGGTATGAAGCTAGACAATTAGTAAGTGAAGGTAAATTAACTTTACAAGGTTTAGATAAAGAGATACTAGAGGAAACAGATTTAGGTCAAGTAGCAATTTATGAAGGTAAAATTGTTGCCTTAGATATGCCTTTATTAGAAGTAGAATGGCCTGATGAAGTCTCATCCAGATACGGAGAATATATTTTTAAATTAGACAAAGTAATGTCTGATAGGGCAAAATATAAAGTAATTGATGTTGAAACTGGTAAAGAAGAAATCGGAGGAAGAGTATATGGAACTCCTGATCAACTTCAAAACGCTGCTGATGATTTAATTAAACCTCAAGGAGGTCGTCAATCTACTTACTTAGGAGAAGCAGAATATCAAGGACAAAAAGTAGAATTAAATAAACCTAAAAGAGGTGGATCTAAAAAATTCTATGTTTATGTAAAAGATCCTAAGACTAAAAAAGTAAAAAAAGTAAGTTTTGGAGCTAAAGATGGAGGTCAAAGATTATCAGTAAAATTAAGTGATCCCAAAGCTAGAGCAGCTTTCTCAAAACGTCATAATTGCCCCCAAAAGAAAGATAAAACTACTCCTGGATATTGGTCTTGCAGAATTAATAGATATTGGAAATCTTTAGGAGGATCTAAAAATTATTCAGGATATTGGTAAGATTATGAACAAGGGTATTTTACATAAAATAATCAAAGAAGTATTACTTAAAGAAAAAGTCAAACGAGATCGTTGCCTGAGAATTGCTGATCGTAAGTTTGATAAACCTTCAGCTTATAAATCAGGCGCTGTAGTTAGATGTAGAAAAGGTGACATTTGGAAAGACTTAAAAGAAGTTATTAAAGAAATAATTCAAGAAGATGAATCTCTCCATAAATGGTTCAAACGTTCAGGAGCTCCAGGTAAAGAAGGTGGTTGGGTAGACTGTAATGCTCCTATTAGAAAAGATGGTAAAATAACAGGATACAAACCTTGTGGAAGAAAAGAAGGAGAAAAACGAGCAAAATATCCTTCATGCCGTCCCACAGCTTCAAAATGTAAAGATCCAGGTAAGGGTAAAACATGGGGTAAAACAAAATGAAACCTTACATAGACATAGAAGTTACAGATGAATATATTATTCGTGAATTTAACGAAAATATAGACCCAATTGAATTACTTTGGCATAGAGATTCTACTGACCGTACAGTAGAGATAATAGGAGAAACAGATTGGAAAATTCAATTAGATAATCAACTTCCTATTTCTCTAAATTCTTTAATATTTATCCCAAGACATGAATGGCATCGTGTTATTAAAGGAACAGGAAATTTAAAACTTAAAATATATAAAAAATGAAAAAATCAGAACTAAGACAAATCATCAGAGAAGAATTATCTAATATCTCAGAAATTGCTCCTTACTATAAGGATCGTATGGAAGGCTTGGCCCCTATGAGAGAGTTAAAAGTCCTTAAAGATATGTTAAGAATTTTAACTACTGAATGGACTAGAGAAGGATTTGAGAAGGAAGATGTTATTGAATATTTAGAAGATTTTGTTAACCAAATATAAATTTTAATATGGGATTTAATTACCATGACTACCTATCAAATAATCCTCTTTTTGAAGAAGAAGAATTAGATAAATCTGATCTCCCTCAAATTGAAGATATTTTAGATGATGCAGGTGATGAATTTGCTGCTGAACTAGAAGATGAATTAAAAGATCTTGACACTACACAACTAGATGAAGCAATAGACCCTATCTCTATCATATCTTATATTTTAGCTACACCTACTTTAGTTAACATTTTAGCAAAGTATGGTAAAAAATTAGCTAAAAAATATAATTGGGGGAAAGCAGAACAAGCTGCAACTAAAATTTATGATTATTCTCATAAAGCAGAACAAGCATTTAAACTTCCTATTAAATTTATTGTTAGTAAGTTTACTAAAGACCCTAAGAAAACAGATATTATAACTAATGCTTTATATATAGTATTATTAGGATACTTAGCTTACCATGCAGGAGGATCAGCATTACAATATTTAAAGAAAACCAAATTAGCTGCTGGAGGTCTTGCAACATTAAAAGCAGCATTAAAAGGAAAAGATATAGTATCTTCAGCCGAAGAAATTATTTCCTCATTATAAACCAAAAACTAAAATGAAAAAATCAGAACTGCAACAAATTATTAGAGAGGAAATCAAAAATACATTACCTAAATCTAAAAACAAACTCTCAGATAAATTTAAAGATGTAAACGAATCTTTACCTGATACATTTTTAGGTATGCCATTAGAAACTTTCTCAGACTACTACCAGGCGTTAGGCGTAGCTCTCGAATTAGGACTTACCGCAGCTGTTGCAGCTTCCGTTCTTGGAATGTTAGGAATTAGAAAAGGTATTGAGTTATTTAAGAAAGGTAAAGAAGCTGTTATGGCTTGGTACGAGCGAAATAAATTGAATGAACAAGAAGATGTTCAATCAAAAACTAAAATGAAAAAATCAGAACTGCAACAAATTATTAGAGAGGAACTTCAATTAATTAGAGAGGCAAAAGAGGCAAAAGAGCAAAAACCTATGGAAGATGTAGTAAAAGCTACTAATATTTCTTCTTTAGAAAAAGCAATCAAAAACATTAAAGCCTCTTTAGAAAAAGAAGGATATTCAGCAACTAAAATTAAAGCATATATCAATACTTTGGTAAAAGGTGCAATGTAAGGATACGGACTTAGGACCGTTATAGCTATAGCTATAGAAAAGCCCGGATGTTCGCTACTACTGGGCTTTTTGTTTTTAAAAAATTCTTTCATATATTTATTAATATAAATCAAACAATACAATGAAAAAATCAGAGTTAAGACAAATTATTAAAGAAGAAATTCAAAATATTAAAGTATTTGAAAACCAATCCAATTTAGAAGCAGATATAAATGATTTATTTTATAATTTTAAAAATTCTGAAGATATGACTATGGCGGGTTATATAGACTCATATTTAATTGATAAAAAATATGGTGGGTCTAGTGATAGATATGATGAAGAAGATGGTTATGATTTAAGAGATAAAATTATAAATAACTTAACAATGGGTTTACAAAATAAATTAAATCGTATATTAGATAATATCTAATCATATTTTAAATAAAAAACAAACCAAAATGAAAAAATCAGAATTAAGACAAATTATTAGAGAGGAAATCCAAAAATTAAATTTAAAAGATTCTTTAGATTCAGCTGAACATTATTGGCCTATACCTTCTGAATGGTTTAATAAATATTATACAATGGATTTTTACCAAGATGGGCCCCGAATTTTTCGAAATGATAATGGAAATTTTACTGAATTTTCAGATGTTATAAAACGTTATGAAAATGAAACTGGATTGTCAGTAACAGACTTAGTCTAATATAAACAAAAATAATAATAGACTAACCTACTCATTTTACAGCCTGATTCATAGCCAGGCGCTCGAAAGAGATAAAAAATTCAAGGAGCTGTGACCCTTACAAAAGTTTGGGTTCACAGTTTCCTTTTTTTATATTTAATAAGTTAAAAGAAAAAATCAACAATGGATAAAATCGTAATTGTAGGAGCAGGTGTTGCAGGTATAAATGCTGCAACTAAATTAGTAGATAATGGATATCCTGGAAACTTAATTACCATCATTGATATGGGTAAAGATCCTTATAATCGAAAACCTGAAGAAGTTATGACAGGTATGCTAGGTGCTGGAGGGTGGAGTGATGGTAAACTAACTTACCATACTGCAATTGGAGGTCAATTATCAAAATATTGCGGTGAGGAGAAAGCAATGGAATTAATGGATCAAGTAATCACCAATTTCAAACGTTTCCATCCTAAACCAGAAGAAGTCCAATGTTCAAATCCTGAATCTGAACCTGATTTTATTAAACCTTATTTTGGTTTACGTTTATTCCCTGTATGGCACGTAGGAACAGATTATCTATCTGAGATTGCTAAAAATTGGTATGATTATCTAGTATCTAAAGGTGTTAATTTTATTTGGGAAACTAAAGTACACGCTATTGATTTTGAAACAGGAGAAGTGATATTAGAAGATTAATATTTATATTAAAATATAATCATGAAAAAACAAGAATTAAAACGTATAATTAAAGAAATATTAATCAATGAATTAGATATTTCTAAATATATTAGTTCCTGGGTAGATACTAAAACATTAAAAAAACAAAAAGATTTTCCTGAAGCTATATTTTTATATCTTAAAAAAGAAGGATATATTAATAAAGGAGAAATATATAGAGTTTTAACTTTAGACCCTTTAGTTGTAATGATAAAACAAAATACAGAGTATATTGATTTAGATAAATTTTTAGAGGATAATAAAAATATAAAACCATATAGTGATTTATATAGCACTTATCAAGATGAAAAAGAAGTTATATCCCGTTTAGATAAAAATTTTTCTTTTGAAGACATACATTATGCTAGTTCTACTGGATTAAATATGAATCTATTTTTAAAAAATTTAGATAAAAATAAGTTAAAAAATGATATTTTAAAAAAAGATCAAGGTAAATTATTATCTTTTACTAAAGATAGAGAAGCAGCTAATGATATTTTTTATACTGCTATCAATCATTTAGAAGAAGATGAAGAAGATGAAGATTAATATGAGAAAAATAAAATTTGATAAATGTATTGTAGGGACTGGAAAATCAGGAATAGATTTTTCATCTAAATTAGCTAAAGAATATGATTTACCAACTGAACAAAAGAGCGCCCAGTTGGGGGTGAGATTTGAAGCACCACAAAAACACTTCCAAAAACTAATCGATATTTCATATGACTTTAAGTTATATAGAAAATTTGATGATGAAGGTGTTTCGTTACGTTCATTCTGTACAAACAATAATGCAGCTTATGTTGCTGTAGAGGAAACATATGGGGATCAAAGTTATAATGGTCATGCTAAGAAAGATGAACGTTATAGAAATAATATGACTAACTTTGGTATCTTGATGGAAATTAATGGTATTGAAGATCCATTCACTTGGTCACGTAATGTAGTTTCTAAATTACAGCATAATGGTACAGGCCTATATTATAGTCCATCTCGTAAACCATCAACTACATCTGAAGGAAATGAAGTAACATCCCATCAAATTGATAATCTAGATCTAGTAAGAGAAGTGATGGGTGGGTATTTTAAATATGTAGAAGATTTTATTGAGGATATGAAAAAAGTATTCCCAACATTAGGGGATGATTGGGGTATTTACATTCCTGAGGTAAAATATCTTTCCCCAGAACCTCTTGTAAATTACAATAATTTATCTCTTACAAAATACCCAAACATACACTTTGTTGGTGATGCTTTGTCTGCTAGAGGTATAACTGTGTCAGGTGCACAAGGGATATATGTGGTTGAAGATATTCTTAAACAAGAAGAATTAATTTTTGATTCATTTGGAGATAATATTGAGTTTTAACTTAAAAAGAATATCCTTTTTATTAAAGGTTTGGCTTCGGCTGAACCTTTTCTTATCTTTATGATATAAATAATTAATATATAAAAACAATCAGTTATGTCAGAAAAAACAGCTTTCCCTCAATCTAAACGTTACAAATCCCCAGAT